CAGGTTTAATTTCTTTATGTTTTGTAACAATTGTCCATGATTTATCAGAATCAAATCTGAAATCATTTAATACAAAGTTCCAATATAAATTCCATAAATAACTAAAATAAGGTAATGTTAAATAACCTACTTTATTATATTTATTACGTAATGAACAAAATTCATTTTGTTGAACCAATCTAAGATGTTTAAATATTTCTTGTGATTCAATAGCTTTAATCATTGACATCACTTTAGTTCCTTTATAATTTGCTTTTTGTAAGTTATTTACTGTTTTTAATTGTTTCATAATGTTTAATTAGTTATTTTTTATTAATAATTTGTAATAATCTAAAATTACACGTACTATCAGCATTATCAGAACCTAATTTTTCATTTTTTATAGTAAATAATGCATGATATCCTATCACCCAACAATGTATTTGAAGAAATCCTTTCATAATTCCTTCTTCAATATATTGAATTTCTGCTATGATACATTTAGATGATTTTTTACCAGTTGAACTAATACCTTGAACATTATCACCAGTTCTAAATATTTGATTATCTGATAAACGTTTAATAGATAAAACACCTTTTGATTTATCATTAGCATAATAACTAATAATTTTAAATTCTACAGGTTTTATTGGTTCAAATAATTTTTTGTATTTTTTACCACAACCACAAAAACACGGTGTTAATTTGTAATTTTTCATAATATTTAATAGTTTTAGTTAATTTTTAATAATAATCATCATAATTATAATTATAATTATCATTCCATCCTTCAATATGTATAAATTTAGATTTTTTACAATATAATACATATTCAATTACATCAAAAAATGATTGTCTTTTTTCTTCTTTTGTAGGATTTTTTTTTAATAACGGTTCACCACAAATAGGACATATTCTTGCTTTAATACATTTTTTAATATATATTTTTGTGTTTTTTTTAAGTTTTTTTTCTTCTTCTTTTTTAGTTAATATATCATTAGCTTTATCTAATATATCAATATTAATTTTAATATTTTTCATAATTAAGTTAGTTTAATAGTTAAAATAATACTGGGGTGATTTGTAAAAGACGGATTCAATATCTCTAACATATTACACACCCCAGTGTTTATTCTACATCTAAGTGAGTGACCAGTGCTCACACGCAGTATTATACAGATTAATAGTGATTACTACTTATAATATATAAATATATTATATTAAGACTTAACTAATTAATGGTATAATTTAAAGCTCCTCGTCATTTTGAGAATTAGATATAATTTGTTTTTGTTTATTTTTTAGTCGGAAATATAACCCTCTCATATATTAGCACCCTCTTTCTTATAGCGTCTCTTAAACTGTATAAGAGTAGGGTCACATAGCTTGCATTTATCCATCTAAGGATTTACAACTTTAAATACTCCATCAATGTGAAGTTACTACTTGCTGAGACTCATTTGTATTGTAGAGTAGGTGGATTCACTCATCTGATTTACTCTCATATTAGCCTAATTCCTTTCTCAAGGGAACAATACATCTAGCTTTACAGCATACTACAAGGTTCTTCGTAGCTCTTGTATTCAAACCTCACACAGGGTTTTATACATCCTGTCAACTCAGGATTAGTATCTTTATGCAGAGGGTAATAGAATCGCATAACTTAGCTTCTAGTATCTCTTACAAAGGTTCAATGTTTAGCCTTTAGCTTTTAACAGATTATCAGTTCTGACGCTTTACACAGCTTAGCTATTATTTTAAAAATCACTTGTCCAAATTCTAGTGGAATATTGTTTTTTCATGGTTCTTATGTCTGACACGGAGTAGTTAATTTCCTCGACAATATCTCTACAATAAACACAACTGCTAGTACAGTTTATAAAGTTGAAAATCAATTTCATTAATTACATGCTGCGCTAGTAAAAACCTTATTGTTTATCTTCAAGCAAATGATTTATATATTTATTTATTTTAAAAAATAATATTCTAAATAAGATTTACTTTAACTACTTCTCGATTTAATATAACGCTAATAATGCATTAAATCTACTACTCGTTATTTTCAAAGGTTTATGTGATAGTTAATCACAACTCATTTAGAATATTATTTAATTTTATTATTTGTTAGAATTTCTTCTATTGTGTTTTTTAGTTGTAATAACACCTAATGCTTTTTTATCAGCTTCAGTTAATTTTTTAACTGTTTCAGGATGTGTTTTAACTACTGATTCAATGTGTTTAGTTAAAGCAGCATAACCTTTAGATTCAGATTCTTTTTTAACTTCTTCAAAAGTTTTAGGTTTTACTGAATTATCCATTGCTTTTTTTTGTTCAATGAATTTATTTCTTTTTTCTTTTGTATCATCTTTAGATACAAAATAAATAATACCTACTAGTATTAAAATAAACAATGCTATTCCCATGATTTTAGTTTTTTTTTGTTAATAATTTGTTATTATATTTTGATAGAGTATAAAAAATAAACACACGTAATATAATTTCTTTCTTACGTGTGTCTACTAACTAACTAAATCAAATTTCAAAGCGTGTTGCTCCTAAATCTGCTGTTGTTTCAACAAATAATGCTAATACATCATCTAAAGGAATTGCTTTACTTTTAGTGTCATAAAAACATTGTGTGTTGATTGGTGTGACTTGTTTCCATTCTCTACCTTTTTCTTCAATAGTATGGAATGATTTGTTTTTTGGATTATTATCTCCACCATAATCATTGAATGTTTTCTTTTCAATGAAATGATATGTTATTACAGCTTCACTATCACCATTTTTAATAGCTCTAAGTTTAGCGTATAATCCATTTGATTTATTAATCTGATTAGGATTAATATGTTTAGACAATTGTGGTTTAACATTTGTGTTACTTTCCACTTTTTTAAAACTTTTACTTGACATAATATTTAATTTAATTAGTTAATTTGTTTTACAACTTCATTGATGTATACTGAACTAAAAAGCCATCCTAATAATGAAAAAAACCAAAATGGACCTGTCATAACACAAGACATAAATTCAATATCTGTTGTTATTGTAAGAAATGCTGAAATAAATGTAGAAGGTAATAAACCTAATACAAAAATAGAAAGTACAATTAATATACCTTCTAATACTTTTAATAATAAGTGTTTCATAATATTTAATTTGTTAGTTTACTGTTTAATAAATAGAATATGTTATAAAATCAGATTCTATTAATCTTATTTTTCCTTCCCATGTATTACAACCTCCGAAAGTATAATAATAAGTATTTGTTACTATTTCTTCTTCAGTATTTAATAATGATTCATTATAAACAACTAATTCAGTTGAATAAAAATATACATTTTCTAATACTTGTGATGGATTTTCTTCATAACAAGGATATGTATAATTAGTTGTTTTTTTGAATGTATGTTTAAACATATATTCATTTAAAGGTTGATTGTTATCTTCTACATATGTATCATCATTTGTACAAGCTAAAGTAAATAATAGTATAATACATACTATTGTTGAGGTTAAAAATGTTTTCATTATTTAATATAATAAATAGTTTACATTAGATCATAATCTAATATATAAGAACCAGCTATAAGCCATCCTGTAAATGTAACAACCCAAAAAGGAATAGTTACAATACATTCAGTCATAGTTACGTCTGTAAATATTGTTATAAATGTAGAAACAAGTAAAGGAAATACAATTCCTAATACAAAAATAGAAGCTACAATTGTAATAGCTTCTAATACTTTTAATAATAATTTTTTCATTATATTTAATTGTTTTAATTAGTTAATATTGTAGTCCGTATGGGATTCGAACCCATGACTTTGCCGTGAAAGGGCAATGACTTAACCACTTGTCGAACGGACCGTTTACATTAGTTTTGAACATGATTAAATATACTTCACTACGATGTCTTCACGTATAATGTTATTGTTTAGTTAGTTAATAAAACTATTAGGTTCAATATAGTGTGTACAAGCACCAGCATACCTTTTAATATCCACAGAGCTATTGTTACCAATAGATGCTATTAAATTACAGGTGAAGTAAGTATTGTCATGACTCAATATTGTTTAATTTCTTTTCAACATAGTATTGACCTAATAGTTTGATTTAATATAATCAGTCAACCCAGCATTACCTGTAATTGACTGACTAAAGTGTTGTTAAACTTGTTTAAGAATAAATGTTGAATTGTCGTGTTGATACCACAATGTACCATTAGGAATACTAATAGCGTATTTATTGTTGATATACTCAACACCATCAAATTCTCTCATAAGAAAGTCTTTTACAAATTCTGCATCTAATTTACCTAATACTTGATACTCTCTCTTGTCAGTCCAATTAGGATATACAAGATTAGATTCAATAGTATGATGAGATATACGATTAATCACTTCAAATTGTGCCATAATTTTGTTATTTAGTCAGTTAATAATTTGTTTTAAAAATAAACTAATATATGAGGTATTACATCTCATACTGTTACCAACAGCTATAATTAGTTAAAAATAAATACAAAGTGTGCAATATACTTGTCTATACACCACTAACTTCCTCTTTGTATTTAAAAAATAAACTCTACAAGGTTGCACCTTGAAATTATAATGAGGAACCTGTAGAAATGCTCTATTATAATATATCACTTGGTTTACAAGTCTTTGTGATAATTCCTGCAATTGGATAGAGTTTAAAATTCGTGCATAGCTACGCTAGTATACTATGTTCTTTTTTGTATATCATAATCTATTTGTTCTATTGTTTGTAGCTATATTATAAATAGACAAAATACTACAACTCACCTGATCTTATTTCTGCGTCAGTGACATAAAAATGCATTTTACACCTAAAACTTTATTTGTTATATCTTTAATAAGATAACCTATAGACTAATAATTACCTATTTTATAAGGGAATAAGCTAACTAATAATAAAGAAACTGGTGTCCTCAACATCTTGGAAAGTTATTAAGTTTTTTAGTAAATAAATTGTTCTTTCATCATTGAACTAGTGTATATAATCAGAATATACTATTTAATTTACTATTTTGATAGACATTTCTACTTATATTATTCAATCAATAAGATAAACCAATTTGAGGAAATGTGCTATAATAAAAGAGCAATGTGGTTAAATTGAATGATGAAATGAGAGAGAATGTTGATTGTAGGGATAATCCTTCACTCATACCACTACATTAACCTCTGTCAAACCCTATAAACACTGACATTTCATAGATAATAACTGTGAGATAGAGTTTTAAAAGTAATAAGAGAAATGTCGAGAACTCTTAATACATTTAAAGTATATTCTCACAGTCATATCAATGATAGGTTGTTGCATTACTATGTGTAATACTACGTGTCAAACAAAAGAGGTCGAAACCTCAATTGTATTATGGGCCTACCTTAACTACAGGCTCTTTAGCAACTTCTTCAAGTACTACAAATTGACGATGTAGTGACTCACGTTGGTCTGCAGGACATAATCTAATTTGGCTGTAACGTCCTAATTTAGCTTCTGTGGAAGGATTAATATCTTCCTCTTGTCCTTCATAGAAAGGTGTTTTAGAGAAAGCACGATAAGGAGCAATTTTACCCTTATTAACAGAGTTAATTACTAAGTCTACTTGGCGAGACACTGCCTCTGTAGACATACCTTTAATCCACACTAAAGATTTCTCTTCTCTAACATAACCTGTGTTCATATCTAATGTTTCATCATTGATTTCAACACACATTGAGGTTTGTTCTCTACCGTCTGAAGTAGTTTTAGTCCATACTGACTGACTGTTTGCGTCTACGAATTTCTTTGCGTTCATGATACGTTTGTTTATTGTGTAGTGAGTGTTGACAATGTAACTAAAACACTACAATTATACATTAAATTTTAGCAAGCCTATAAAACATAGGGTATACTCCAAAATTTTGAAGAAGTCGGGGCATGATATTGGCTTAGCAACCACTCTTAATCATAAAAAATTTTAAAAAAAAATATTTTTCAAAAAAAAATTACAACAATTAGCTATTAGAGAATGTAATTATAACAAAAATTTAACTAAAAAAATTTGGAAATTACAAATAAATGTTGTATCTTTGCACTTATTAAAATATCTTACTTTGAAAGATGCTCTGCTGGATACCATAAATTTGCTCCAGTATCAAAGGGTTAAGTAAGAAGTTGGAATCCAATCGTTCCCAACAATTCAAGACTATAAATTGATTTAACAAAAAGTGTCACGAACTAAAAATGTTACTAGATAACAGTTAAATCTGGGATAATGCACTGTTTATAGTTCAAGAAGAAGTTAAAATATGACGGTTTATGCAATACACACCAGTTTGCATATAGGGATTCTTATATCTAATTACTAAAGTTAGATATTAAATAGTTAATTATAAATTAATATATAATGGTGTATTTTGTGTCCGATGGTATCTATACTAAAATAGGTAAAAGTAAAACTCCTTTAAATAGAATAAAGGAATTACAAACAAGTAATGCTAATAAATTATTTTTTACACATTTATTTGATGTAAAAGATAAATATGAAAAAACATTACATAAATTATTTAAAGAATATAAAACTGATTCTAATAATGAATGGTTTGATTTAAGAAATGTTAATATTGAAAATATACTTATTGGTAATCTATTTAAAATTCCACAATTTATAGATATTAAACTAGCTGAGTTTAAAGCTTTACAATTTAATTCTAAAGTTAATAAAACATTTAAACAAAATCAAAATATTCCTAATACAGATAGTTGTGATAAAAGTAAAATTAAATTATTATTAGACGATATTAAACATTGTTTAAAGAATAAAAAAAATACAAGAATATCCTATCATAAATATATTGTTGATTATGGTTTTACTAAAGAACAAATATCTTTTTTTGTAAAATCAGCAAGATTAAACAAATTAGTAGCTAAACACAATAATAATATTTAGTACCCCTCCTATGATAGTATTGTAGGATCCAACCACTTTAACTTAGGTTTTAGTGGTTTTTTTTATGTCTATATATGTTAAAGTTTTGTTAAACACTTTAAATAATTTGGATATATCATTTATTTTTTGTATCTTTGTACAAGATTTAAAATTAGAGGTTATGACATATAAAGATTGGTGTAGTAAATTACAGTGGTTAAGAGATAAAGTTATATTACCAGATGGTACTTCACTTAGTAAAGCAGATTATATTACTAAAGATGGATTTGATATTAAATCCTTTAATGAATTACTTTATAACTTATATGAAAAACAAACAAAAGAAGTTAAATATTTTAATGATGAATGGAATTAAATGAGGATAACAGATAATATATTTATAGAACTTAATAATCCTAGAATAGAATTTACATTAGGGTTACATCACGAAATAGATATGGTGATGATAGAGAAAGAAGATGAAGAAGAGAATGAAATTATACCAATGTATAGATTGGTTTTAGGATTTTTAGTGTTTAACATAACAATATTTTACTAATGTTTTTAGATATACAAAAGAAATACAACGAAATAGAACAAGATATTATAGAGAATGAAAAGGATATATTTTTAAGATATAACTATTTTTCTAAGAAATATAAGGGTGATAGATTAAATGATGTGAATGTAGGTTTATTTTTAAATGATAATTTAGAACCAGTAGCACAGATATTTGTTAGAAACAAAACGGGTTATATTAAAAAACATATAATCTTTAATAGAGAAGGAAATAAAATTTTAAATACAATAACTTTAAATTATAAAATAAACTAATGGGAGATATATTTTTATATAATGAAGCAGAGCATTATGTTAATACTTTAAATGGAGTATTAAATCAAGGTAATCTTGAATTTGCTAAAAAAACATTACTGTTTGATACAGTAAGACCACACACAGAGGTTGTATCAGCTAAACAACATTATCCAGAGAATGATCTTTCTAAAGTAGAACTTAAAATTGATGTGGTTCTAATGGATAGAGAAAGATATGATAGATTAATTAAGTTGGAGAAAGCATTAAATAGTCAATATAATAATAGTACTAAAAAAGAATATTTAAATTTTCCTAAATTATAATTTATGAGTAGTTATATGAAAAGTGGGTTACGTCAAATGAAAGTAGCTGAAGGTAAGAAAACAAAGAAACATGTAAAAGCTTCTTATAAGATTATGCATGACATGGAAGAAATAAGTAAATTTTTAGATCCAACAATAGATTACAATGAAGAAAATATTAATGAATATGTTTTACCTTTGTACGGTAGGGATCTTGATCCAATGGAAAAGTTTCTAGTGTTAGGTAAGATACACTCACGTAAAGAAGATGTTGTTAATAATATAGAAGTTAAACATGGCTTACAAAATAACACTGAATAATATTAAACAGTATATTGAAGGTAATACCCAGATGATGTTAGATGGTCTGGGTATAAAACCTGACTATTATAAAGAACAGATTGCTTATAGAATGTTACAATGTAGAGATTGTATGTCTAAAGGTGAATGTGCTTATTGTGGTTGTAGTGTACCTGGAAAGTTATATGTTGCTCAATCTTGTAATAATGGTAAAAGATTTCCTGATTTAATGGATGAAACAGAATGGACTAAATATAAAGAAGACAATGACATTTAATAATACATATACATTAAAGGATAAAAACATTAAGAAGCTTTTAGATAAAGTAGAAGCATTTATAACTAATATGAATGTGTTTACAACTAAGCATGAAGGATATTCTTATAAGTTAGAAATTAGTAAGTTTAAAAACTTATGGGAAGCAGAAATACATATAAAAGATGAAAAGCAAAATAGTATTAAAAGAACTGAAAAAACTCTATAAACATTTAACGTATTATAATTGGTTAGCACCTTTTCCAGTATATGATACAGATTATGTAAAAGACGTTGATAATAAAATTAAAGAGATAATGGAAAATAATAAAAAAGATTATGACGAGGAACCAGTAGTAGCTTGTAAGTATTGTAAAAGTTTACACATTGAAACAGATGAATTAAACAATGATGTGTGTATGAAATGTGGTAGTATTAATGAACTACAAACATTTAAAAATATTTTTGACTACAAAAAATTTAAAGAAGAATCATAATATGCATCAAGCTAACAGACAACGTAAAAATGAAATTAAATATAATGTCACTTTAAATGAAGAACAGAAAGAAGCTAAACGAGCTATTATAGATAATCAAATTGTAATAATTACTGGTAGAGCAGGTTCGGGTAAATCATTAGTAGGTGCTGTTACAGCTTTAGATTTTTTAAATACTAAACAATGTGATAAAGTATTAGTTGCTAGAAGTGCTGTTGAAGTAGGTAAATCATTAGGTTTTTTACCTGGAGATTTAAAAGAAAAGTTTAATCCTTATATGGAAGCTTTAATAGAAAATCTTTATAAGTGTATGGATAGATTAAAAATTGATGATTTTGTTAAACAAGGAAAAATTCAAGCTTTACCTGTACAGTTTATTAGGGGTAAAACTATTGATGATATATTGATTGTTGAAGAAGCACAAAACCTAACACCTAAAGAAATGGAAGCAATTTTAACCAGATTAGGTACTACAGGTAAAATAATTGTTAATGGTGATGCTAGTCAACGAGATATTAGTTTAGATAAAGAAACAGGTGGTATAACAGGATTAGACTTTGCAATTGAGTTATCTAAAAACATTGAAGGTATTGTACACATTAAACTTAAAGAAAATCACAGAAGTGGACTAGTCGGAAAAATACTAGATTATATATATGGAAAATAATGAACAATGTTAAACAAGCAAATATTAATATTAAGTTAAAAAACCTATTTTTTAAATGGTTAGAGATAACAAAACCTTTACATAAGTTAACACCACAAGAACAAGATGTATTAGCATTACTATTATATTATCATTATAAAACCAAACACGAAACTACAAACGAAAAGATCTTGTGGAAAATAGTGTTTGATTATGATACTAAAATGAAAATTAAAGAAAATTTAAATATGAAAGATAGTGCTTTACAAACAGTACTAACTAAATTAAGACAGAAGAAAATTATAATTGATAATAAAATCTCTCCTATCTTTATTCCTTCATTAGAATTAAATAGTAAAAATTTTAAAATGATATATAATTTTAATATTATTAGTGATGAAAAATAAAACACATGAGAGAAAGGTACAACAATTAATTCACAGAATAGGTTTAAAACATAACTTAACAGATAAACAGGTTGAGGAGATTATAAATTCTCAATATGAGTTTATAAAAGAAAAAATAATAGAAATAGACATCAATGATGTTGAAATAAAAAGTAATTTTTTACTTAAATACTTAGGTAAATTGTATATAGATAGAGATAAATTAAAAAGTAAAATTGAATCGTATGAAAGAAGACACGCAGACAAACATGAATCATGATGATATATTAGATGTTATTACAGATTTTCCTGTAAAACCATTATGGGGGCAAGTGATTATTACAGTTAACACTGATGAAGCAGACGGAGTATTAGTATTATCTGATAGTTCTTTTTCTGAAAAACAATATGTTGTATCAGGAAGTATTGAATATGGAGATACTAAAGTTGTTCCAGGAACACCAGTATTGATTGATATTAAGAAATTAATGAAAACTGTAAAGACAGAAGTTGATAATGTTTATGGAGAATATAAAGTTGTAGAAATTGATCCACTTAAAGTAAATGGAATAATGTATGCAGTAGTAGATAGTAGAGTAATTAAAGCAATTGATTTAAGATAATAAATAAAAAATAGAAAATATGACAATAGTATTAAGTATTGTATTGATTTTAACTGTAGCAGCAGTATTTAAATATAAAAGAAAAATTAGTGAATTGAATGCAACAATAGATGCATTAGAACTTGAAATTTTAGAAATAAACTATAGATGGGAAAAAGAACTTAATGTTTATCAACTTAGTATTGATAATCTTAAACTTACACAATGTAAGAATGAGTGTAAAGAATCTGAACCAGTTGTAGTTAAAGTTAGAAAACCTAAAAAATAATGAAGTTATTTGAAATGAAAAACCATGACCTCCAGACGAACGAAGCTCTCTGGGGGTTATTACCTTTTAAAGCTTTACTAAAAAGAGATAAAAGTAGAAATAAAGAAATTGTATTTAAAGAAATACTCTTTATTTATTTTTATTGTGATATCCGTTCTGATTATGTTTATATAACTAATGATGAACTTAGAGCTAAAGAGATACAAAAAGATGTTGGTTTACCTACAGAATGGAAAATAGATAAAGCTATTTTAGATGCAATTGAAATGTATGAATCTAAAACTATAACTCCAGTAGGTAAATTATATAAAAGTTCATTAAAAGCAGCAGACGATATTTCTAATTATTTAGAATCAACAAATGTACTTTTAAATGAAAGAACGGATAAAGGTAGTGTAGTAACTCCTTTAACAACTATTACTTCAGCTCTTAAATCAGTACCAGGTATTATGAGAGATTTAAAAGCAGCTTATAAAGAAGTAGTAGCAGAACAAAAAGAAATGGAAGGAAGAACTAAAGGTAGTCGTACTTTAGGAATGTTTGAAGAAGGATTTGATCTTAATTAATATGAAAAATAATATTTGTATTTACAGACATATTAGGTTAGATACTAATAAAATATTTTATATTGGAATAGGTTCTTTAAAAAGAGCTTATAAAAAATATGGAAGAAATACTTATTGGAAAAATATTACTAATAAAATAGATTATGAAGTACAAATTCTTAAAAAAGATTTGACTTGGGAAGATGCTAAAGAATTAGAAATAATATTAATAAAATATTATGGTAGAATAAATAATAATACAGGTATTTTAGTAAATATGACAGATGGTGGTGAGGGACAACTTAATTTTAGGCCTACAAAAGAAACTAGAGAAAAAATTGGAAATTTTCATAGAAATAAAAAAGTATCTTCTATTTCAAAAGAAAAAATGTCAAAAGCTAAAGAAGGTATGTATTATTTAGAAAATAATCCTAATTCTAAAAAAGTTGTAAATATAAAAACAAATGAAATATATAACACTTTATTAGAAGCGTCTAAAAGTATTAACATGAATTATAGTTCTTTTAAATGGGCTATTAAACATAAAAAGAATTTTAATTTTAAATATTTACAAATATGGGAGAAATAGAATTTAGTCCGAAAGATAAATTAAAAGAAGGTGTTAGAAAGTTAGCACAAGCAGTAGGTTCTACAATGGGCCCTAATGGTGCAACTGTTATTATTCCTGACAAAGATAAATTTAATAGTTATAAGATAACTAAAGATGGTGTATCTGTTGCTAGAGAAATTAGATTTAAAGATCCTATTGAAAATATAGGTGCTAAACTAATTAAGGAAGTAGCAGAGTTACAAGTTCAACAAGCAGGAGACGGAACTACTACAGCAATTGTATTAGCTTCTGCGTTTATTGAAAACTTATTTGAATTTGAATATAATGATATTGAAAAAGCATTTGATGAAATTATACCTAAAGTATTAAAACAATTAAAAGCTAATTCTAAAGAACTTAAAAAAGAAAATGTTAAATATGTAGCAACTATATCTGCTAATAACGATTCTAAAATAGGTGATTTAATTCAAAAAGCTTATAATTTTTCAAACTTAGTTAAAGCTGAAAAAGGTATATCACAAGAAGATAAATTAGATTTGGTAGATGGTATGAAATTACTTTCTACATATTTTTCTAAAAACTTTATCACAAATAAAGAAAAAGCTGAGTGTAATTTAGAAACACCTAATGTGTTGTTAATTGATGGTAAATTAGAAGATTTAAAACCTTATACAGGTATTATTGAAACTAAAGCAACTAATGGTCAATCATTAGTAATTGTAACTGAACACATATCAGATAAAGAATTACGTAAATTAGAAGCACATGTATTAAGTAAAAATATAAAATTATGTGTTATTAAAACTCCAGGATTTGGTCAGTTTAGAAAAGATATATTAAGAGATCTTTCAGACTTTACAGGAGCTTCTGTAATCAATAATCCTAAAGGAGATGTAAGTATTTCTGCTTTAGGTAAATTAAAGTCTATTAAAGTAACTAATGATTCAGCGTTACTTGTTAAAGATGATTCTATAAATGTAACAGAACTTATTGAAAGTTTAAAAATACTATCTAAAAATTTAACTAGCTACGATAAAGAACAAGTAGATAAACGCATTGAACAGTTAACTGGTAAAGTTGCTGTTATTTATGTTGGTGGTGGTTCTGAATTAGAACGAGATGAAAGATTTGATAGATATGATGATGCTATTAAAGCAGTAGCTTGTGCATTAGAAGAAGGTATTGTAGAAGGTGGTGGTTATGCTTTAGCTGATGTTCAAAAAATTATATATGAAGACTTTTATCAGTATAAAAATAATTCAAATATAATTAATAATTTATTATTAGTTTCATTAGTTAAACCTTGGAATACAATAGTAAATAATGGTTATATAAATGTTAAATCAAATACAATGTTTGAACAAAATATCATAGACCCATTAAAAGTAACCAGATGTGCATTAGAAAATGCGGTATCTGTAGCTAAAACAATTTTGTCAACTAAGACAGTTGTATTAAATGAACAAGAATGGAATTAAAAAATCTCAATCGTTATCAAACACCTATAACAGATGAATTAAAAGAATCAGTTCCTAAAGAAGTTTGGGAGAATTTATTAGAATATGTATCTTCAGTTAAGTTTATACAAAGACTTATTGCACCTGAAGAAGTGAGAGGTTATGCTAAAGACAGACCTAAAGAAACAAAATTTTACAATGATGGTAGAATTGAAGTAGATATAACCAATCCTCATATACTTGAGGATATGGACTACTTTAGAGAACGTGCAATTTTCTTTGATAAGAATGGTAGATATACTAATCTTATTCCTAATAGTAATCCTAAATCTGAATATGCTCAATTTTGGAAAGATGAATTAATTAAATGGAAAGATGGTGTTGTAAGACCGTCTGATGGTGAGTGGATTCCAGGACAATTATATTTTTATTGGAATTACAGTCCAATTTGGTTAACTGAAAAAATGGAAACTACTGTTGTTAATACTAATAAGAAAAGTAAAGGTGAACGTTTAAAGAAGTTTGCCAAACCTTGGTTAGGTGATTATTTGTTTTATCATTATATGCAACAAGGTAGAGATTATGGTAAACATGGTAAACTACTTAAAACTCGTGGAGTTGGTTTCTCTTTTAAAATGGGAAGTATCAGCCCTTGTAATATGTATACATATACAGGATCTGGTAATCCAAACTTTCACTTAGCATCTGACAAAACATTTCTTATTGGTGATAAAGGTATTTGGGGTAAAGTAGTAGATACTTTAGACTGGGTAGCTGATACAACACCATTACCTCGTATGAGGTTAACAGATAGATCACAACCTACACTTGAGATACAAATTGGTTATAAAGATGAGTATGGTTCACGTAGAGGATTATTATCATCAGTTAATGGTATATCTTTAAAAGATAATCCTGATAAAGCAAGGGGTGTTCGTGGACCTTTAATACATTATGAAGAAGATGGTTTATTTCCTAATCTTGAAAAAGCTTGGGGTGTTAATAGAAAAGCAGTAGAAGATGGTGATGTATCATTTGGATATATGTTAGCTGGTGGAACAGGTGGTACAGTAGGAGCTTCATTTGAAGGTTCTGAAAGATTATTCTATCAACCAGATGCTTATAATATTTATGGTATACCTAACGTATTTGATAAGAATACAAATGGTGAAAGTAATTGTGGATTCTTTTGGGGAGCTTATTTAAATAGAAATGAGTGTTATGACCAAACTAATGGTGAACCTGATGTAATTAAATCTTTAATTGAAATTCTTTTAGATAGACATGAAGTAAAATATGGTTCATCTGAATCATCTGCTATTACACAGAAGAAAGCTGAGGAACCTATTACACCACAAGAAGCAGTGATGCGTATTGATGGTACTATATTTCCTGTAGCAGATTTAAAAGAATATTTAGAAAGTATTGGACCTCGAAGAGATTCATTTTTAGTTGAACATTATACTGGAGAATTAGTAGTTAATAGTCAAGGTTTAGTTGAATGGAAACCTAATGCTGATTTAACTCCTTTAAGAGCTTATGATTCATCAGATACTAATAAAACAGGTGCTATAGAAATATTTACAATGCCTCGTAAAAATAGTCATGGTGAAATAACTAGAGGTAGATATATTGCTGGTATTGACCCTATTGATTCAGATACAGGTAAATCTTTATTTAGTGTTTTAGTGTTAGATACATTTACAGATACTATTGTAGCAGAATACTCAGGTAGACCTAGATTAACTACTGATGCTTATGAGATATGTTTAAGACTTCTTAAATTTTATAATGCTGAAGCAAATTATGAAGCTAATTTAAAAGGTTTATTTTCTTATTTTGATTCTAAAAATTGTCTTCACTACTTAGCTGATGTACCTCAAATTCTTAAAGATATGGATATGGTAAAAGCTACTAATTTATATGGTAATAAAGCTAAAGGTACACACGCTAATGCAAACATTAATAAATGGGGTAGACAACTACAAGCAGAATGGATGTTAACAAAGTCTATACAATCTGATGATGAAAATCCTAAATTAAATATGCATTATTTAAGAAGTATTCCTTATATACAAGAATGTATAGCTTGGAATGCTGATGGTAACTTTGACCGTGTATCTGCAGCAGGTATGTTATTTATACTACGTGAAGATAGATTTAAAAGAATACAGTCAACTAAAATAAATGATAGTAACAAAGGTAGTAAATTATCACATGATCCATTTTTTGAAAAAAACTTTAAAAAAGATAAAGATAACAATAAGCTATTAGGAAAAATTAATTATTAAATAATAATTTGCTTTTTATTTGGAATTTTAATAAAAATTTTGTATATTAGCAAGTTTAATAAAAATATCATATGAGAATAAATAATTTAACTTTACCAAGACAAAGACTTTCGTATAATCAAAAGACTAAAGAATGGCGAAAAGATAATGTTGATTATGCTGATAAGTTTTCTTTTTATAATAGTGAGAATGTAAGAAATACTCTTAAAAATAAAATTACAAATTTAAATCTGTATAATGGAATAGTTGATGTTAGAGATATGGCTAATGTTGTAAATCCTCATCATTTAGATGCATCATTTATTCCAGACAATATTCCTCATCATGCAATAGCTGTTCCTAAAATAGATTTATTAGTAGGAGAAGAAGTTAAAAGAAGATTTGACTGGTCAGTTATTGTAACTAATCCTGAAGCTGTAACTAAAAAAGAAACAGCTAAAAAGGAATTTATAATGCAAAAATTAACTGAGTATTTACAAGCTAATTATGCAGAAGAGGAACTTGATGCTAAAATGCAAGATCTTCAAAAATATTTAAAATATGAATGGCAAGATCTTAGAGAAAAGATGGCTAATCAGATTTTAAGACATTATTGGAAAGAACAAAAGTTTGATTTGATTTTTAATAACTGTTTTAAAGATGCATTATTATTTGCAGAACAAATTGTTCAAGTAGATGTAATTCACAATGAACCAGTACTTATTAAATTAAATCCTTTAAAAGTACATGCTGTACGTTCAGGTAATTCAGATAAGATTGAAGATTCTTCTATTATCATTATAGAAGATTATTGGAGTCCTGCATACTGTATTGATGTATATCACGATCAACTTAAACCTAAAGATGTAGATGCTATTTTAGAATACACTACAGTTAGTTCTAATGGATCATATACAGATGATGATAATAACCATACATTACTTCGTGATGGTATGGAAGGTAATCATATGATTGATGGAGTATTAGATTTTGCGGAAATTAATGGACATATATTTAATAATAACTTTACAGATGAACATGGTAATATACGTGTACTTAAAGTAATGTGGAGATCACTTAAACTAATTAAGAAAATTAAATTTTATGATGAGTTTGGTGAAGAACAATATAAAATAATGTCAGAAGAATATCAACCTGTAAAAGCACTTGGTGAAGAATCAACTGAATTATGGGTTAATGAATGGTGGGAAGGTGTTAAGATAGGTAAAGACATATATGTTAATATGCGTCCTAGACCTGTTCAATATAATAGATTAAATAATCCTTCTTATTGTCATCCTGGTATTATAGGTCAAATTTATAATACTAATCAAGGACGAGCGGTATCTTTAATGGATAGAGTTAAAAACTCTCAATATATGTATGATGCTATGTGGGATAGACTTAATAAAGCTATTGCTACAAATTATGGTAAAATTGCAAATATTGACTTAGCTGGTATTCCTGATGGATGGGAAATAGAAAAATGGTTACACTTTGCAATAGTTAATAAGATTGCTTTTAGAGATTCATTTAAAGAAGGTAATCAAGGTGCTGCTACAGGTAAACTTGCAGGTTCATTTAATAATGGACAATCAAGTTCAATTGATATGGAAACAGGTAATTATATACAACAACATATTCAATTACTTGAATTTATTAAAATGGAAATGGGTGAACTTTGTGGTGTTAGTAAACAACGTGAAGGTCAAATATCTAATAGAGAAACAGTTGGTGGTGTAGAACGTTCAGTAAATCAATCTAGTCATATTACTGAAAGTTTATTTATGTTACATGAAAACTTTAAGATTAGAGTATTAGATGCATTTCTTGAAACAGCTAAGTTTGCTTTAAAAGGTAACAACTTAAAAACACAATATATATTAGATGACCAAACAGTTGAGATTCTTAATATAGAAGGTGATGAATTTGCAGAATGTGATTATGGTATCTTAACTTCTAATTCACCTAAAACAATTGAGTTAGATCAAATGATGAAACAACTTGCACAAGCATATTTACAAAATGGTGGTTCAATGTCTACAATTATAGATATTTATATGTCACCATCTATTATGGATATGAAACGTAAAATTGAAGAAGCAGAAGAAAAACAAGCACAACAAGCACAAGCTCAGAATGAAGCAATGCAAGAACAAACACAAGCAATGGTTCAAATGGAGCAAATGAAAATTCAATTAGAAGATACTAAAAATATTCGAGATAATGAAACTAAGATTTATATTGCTGAGTTAACTAAAGGAACAGAGCAGACATCTACAGATGATGGTATTTTAGATCCTCTTGAATTAGAGAAACATGAATTAAATAAAGAAAAAGTTAAAAATGATTATTTAGCTAAGATGAAAGCATTACAACAAGATATGGAAAAACATAAAGATAATGTAATGTTGAAAAAAGAATCTAATTCTATATCTAGAATTAAGAAAAAATCAAGCAATTAGCTATTAGAAAAATCAATATTAATGAAAAAAATATAAAATATATTTGCATTCTTAATAAAAATGTTGTATATTTGTATTTTATAATAAAAATAGGGAGAAATTATGGAAGAAAATGAATTTGAAATGGATCTTTTTGGAGATTCTAATTATGATTTAAATTATGAGGATAATCCTTTTGAATCTTTTACGGAAGAACAAACTGATGATAATGATAATGATGAATCACAAGATGACAACACAGATGATCAATCTGACAACAATGATAATAATCTCGACGAGGACGAAGGTTCAGAGGAAGTAGGCGAGGATGAAGTAGGTGATGAAGGTGGGGGTGAAAGTAACAATTCTCCCAATCTGTATTCTTCTCTGTTTAGTGTCCTTTATGATGAAGGATTACTGCCCTCACTGGATCCCACTTCCACTGAAGTTAAAACTCCTGCAGATTTAGCAGAAGCTTTTAAAAAAGAAATTGATGTTCAGACTGATTTAAAATTACAAAAGTATTTAGAAAATATTGATGTTAATCAAATAGCACAAAGTAAAGCACAGATTAATGATTTATCTCAAATCAATGAAGAATATTTAAGAGATAATTTAGATACTGCAAAAGAAATCATTAAACAAGATTATTTAAATCAAGGTTTACCTGAAGCTAAAGTAAATAGACTTTTAAATAAAACTATTGATTTAGGTGAAGATATGATTTTGGAAGAAGCTTTAGAATCTTTAGAATCTTTAAAAGTTTTTAATCAACGTAAAATTGAACAAGAACAACTTGCTTATAAAGAACGATTAGTTCAAGAGCAAAAAGATAATGAAGTATTACAAAATAAAATTAAAGACAGTCTTTATAATTCAAAATCTTTTATCGAAGGACTACCTGTAAACAAGGCTATCCAAGATAGAGTATATAAAGCAATGAATGATGTTGTAAGTAAAGATCCAACAACAGGTGAAATGGAAAATGAATTAATGAAATCTCGTAGAGAAAATCCTCTTGAGTTTGATTTAAAATTATATTATCTATATACACTTACAAATGGATTTAAAAACTTTAATAACATTGTTTCAAATACCAAATCTAAAGTAATTAAAGATTTAGAAACTGCAATCCGTAGAACACCTGTTAAAGATAATGGAATACCTTCTTTTTTACAAGATAGTAATTCATATAGTGGTATGGGGGATGAACTTGTTCTGTAAACAAATAAAATAATTAAATAATAACTATGAATCTAGGTAAATTTACAATGATCAAAGGACAAGCTTGGTCAGGTTTAACTTTGAAAAATCACATTGGAGCCATATTTGGTTCTAAGCCTCAAATGGCTACTAAAATCACAACTGTATTGTTACAAAATTCAGGAATGAAAAATTTAGATACAACTCTATCTTTATTCCCTGAAAAAATATTAGAATCAGCTGATGACTTTATGTGGAAAGTTGTAGGAAGTGAAGAAAGAAACATTCCTCTTGTTGAAGCTCGTTGGAATGGTGCTGTTGTTAATAGTGGAACAACTGGTGTTGGTGCTGCTCGTGCAACTTTTGAATTAGTATTCGGTGAAAAATGGTTTACTAAAATGCATTTAATTGCAGGACATAGACCAGATTTGTATCAAGTACGTATTATCAACGAACCTTTTGAAGAAGGTCAAAACTACGTTTATACTGTTGAAGTATTTGGTGGTCAAGAAACATTAAATGGTATTCCAGGTGATGAGTTCTTACCAGGAAACAGATTCTCTATTGAGGGTGCTCCTGTTGAAGATGAATTATCTACTCAAGGTGCTGGAATTCAATTTACATCTCCTTACTTATTGAGAAACTCTGTTACATCTATTCGTATGGAACATAAAGTTTCTGGTAAAATGATTGACTGTAAAGTTGAGCCAGTTTATTTTTCTGGTATTGAAACTAGAGATCCTAGTACAGGAAAAGTACACAAATCAGTAACTTGGATGCAAGAAGTTTACTGGCAGTTTGAAAAACAATTATCTCGTATTAAATCTAAAACAGTTATGTTTGGTAAAACCAACCGTGATGAAAATAGTAGATTTTTAAATAAAGGTAATTCAAACATTGAAATTAAAGCAGGTTCAGGTATCCGTGAGCAAATGGAAGTATCTAATACAGTGACTTACAACTTGTTCTCTATTAGATTACTTGAAGATATGCTTTATGAATTGTCAGAAGGTAAACTTGATTGGGGTGAAAGAAAATTCATGTTACGTACAGGTGAAAGAGGAGCTGCTCAGTTCCATAGAGCTGTAACACAAGAAGCTTCTGGATGGCAAGCACTTGGTTTTGATAACACTAATTCTAATGCTATCAAACAAACTACTTCTAAATTCCACAGTAATGCTTTTGTAGCAGGATTCCAATTCACTGAATGGAAAGCCCCTAACAACATTCATGTAATGTTAGAAGTTGACCCAATGTATGATGATAAAGTAAGAAATAAAGTTATGCACCCAGCTGGTGGTGTAGCTGAGTCTTATCGTTATGACATCCTTTACATTGGTGCAATGGAAGAGCCTAATATTCAAAAAGTAAAAGTACGTGGTTCTGATGAACTTCGTGGTTACAAAGCTGGTATTAGAGATCCATTTACAGGACGTAGAGGTGGTGTAATGCAACACATGGAAGATTCTGCAACAATCACTGCACTTTGTGAAGGTATTGGAGCATTAGTAATCGATCCAGGTCGTACTGCAACTTTAAAACCTGCAATCATAGATTAAGCATAAATAAATAGTGTCTCCCTGCACATTAGCTGCAGGGGTGCACTTTAAAATAATATTAAATTCGGGAGAAATGAAAAAAGAGAATACAGAAACAACTTTAGAACAATCAAGTTTTACTTTACCTAATGAAATCGTAATTGTAAAACACATTCCACGTAGACGTGGTATGGCAGCAAATGTAGATGACAACCATGTAATATCAGGAGGGATGTTAATGGGTTCAGTTAAGAAATTTTCAGCACCACTGCAACGAAATGGTGGTATTGCTAATATTTTATCTGAAGATGAAAAAGAATATTTAGAAAAAGTAACAGGTACTAATTTATCTGTTTATGGTGATTTTTGGAAAACCTTTATTGTATCATTATATAAAGAAAGTGAAAATAATAGATTTGATTTAAGTAATCCTTTCGATTACATTTCTGTTAAATTACTTCAAAAATATAAAGATGATGTTGCACCTACATGGGAAGAAAGAGATCGAAAGAGTTCATATGAATTTGTTATTACTCGTTCTGATGAAGAATTGAATGAGAAAAAACAAAAATATGATTCTAAAAAACAAGCTTTCAAACTTTATGGTAAAATTGAAGATGATAAAGAAAAACTTTTAGGAGTTCTTAAATTACTTTCTAATCAACCTATTTCTAAAGAATCTTCTTTAAAATGGTTACAAGCTAAAGTTGAAGAATATATTGACACAATGCCTTCATTATTTGTAAGTGTTATAAATGATGCTTCTTATGAAACTAAAATATTAATTAATAACGCAGTTGATAAAGGTATCATTAAGATTTCAGGAAATAAATATTCTACTGCAGATGGTTTAGAGTTATCTTCAGCAGGTCAAATTGCAACATTTGATAATGCTGTTAGATATTTAGATGCTCCAAAAAATCAAGAAGTACGAGCAATTATTGAAGCTAAATTAGATAAATAATTATGACAGTTCAAGAATTTTCAAATCATTTTGACATTTTATATAATGCTATTGCTACACAATCTGCTCCAGGAATTGACAGTTATGAAAAATCTGTTTATTTAACTAAAGCACAGTTAGAAATAATTAAAAATTATTATGACCCTGCTAGTAATAGAAAACAAAAAGGTTTTGAAGGATCTGAAAAAAGAAGAGCTGATTTAAAAGAATTAATTAAATCTTATTCTACAACAACAGTTATAAATAATAGTACTAAAATACATTCTAGTGCTAAATTTTATCCTGTACCTGAAGATACTTTTTTAATTGTCAATGAACAAGTTAAAATTACTTCTTCAGATTGTTTTAATGGAACTACAATAAATACTAAACCTGTCACATATGATGAGTTTAATATTCAAATTAAAAATCCTTTTAAAACACCAGATAGTACTGTTGCATGGAGATTAGATATTTCTAGATTAAATAATGTTAAAGTTGTCGAAATTGTTTCACCTTATAATGTGTTAGGTTCTTTAGAATATAAAATAAGATATTTAAAATACCCTAAACCTATTATCTTGGAAAATTTAAATACAGCTTTTCCAGGTGAAGGATTAACTATTGATGGTAAATTTTTACCACAAACATGTGAATTAGATTCACATATACATGATGAAATTTTAGACAGAGCTGTAGAGTTGTGTTTAAGAGATTATAAACCACAAAATTTAGAATCTAAAATTCAATTAGGTTCTAGAAATGAATAAATAAAAATTATTGTTTAAAAATTAAAATTAAAAAATTATGTTTGGACCAAGACAAGTTGGTGAATTAATTGTTGGTAATACTTCTGCAGCTCAGACAACAGTGCCTACATTTATTGCTTCTGCAGCAGATAAGGCAATAAAAGTTTTATCAAAAGACGGTACAGTTGTACTAGCTAATAAACCTTTCTTCTTAATGCAAAAAACTGCAGGTGATGCATCTAAAGGACTTAATTACGAGTTCTCTGATGTAATCGATCCTCGAAAAGTAGAAAGAGTAACTTTAGCAACTTATGCTGCTGAAGTACAAAAAGCTGTAAAAATTGATGGATTTGCTGTAGCTGGTACAGTTGCTGCTCAAAGAACTTATGAAGTTGAAATTAGACTTGAAAGTGATTTGTCTCCTGAAAATTTTGAAGTAATTCCAGGTTACTATGTAACTGGTGAAGTATTAGGTTCTGATACTGCAACAACTGTTCGTGATGGTGTATTACTATCTTTGAATAAAAATCTTGCACGTAGAGGAAATGGAGAATTTACTGCTGTAGCTGATGGTACAGGTATTTTAGTTACTTCTAAATATCAAGATAATATTCCTGGAAAAATTCCTGGAAAAATTAAAAGATTTGAAGTAGTTGGAAAAGTATTTAATAACGTTGCAAACGGTTACAATTCTAATTTAAATTTATTGACTTCTACTACTACTGTACCTGGTACACAAGGTAATGGAACAGGTAAATTTGCTACAAACTTTGAATGGTTTGTTAAAGGATATAAATATGATTCTAACAGAGGAACTGGTTATCCAGCAGATTTTATGGATCGTATTCCTTTTTACACTAGTAAAGCAGGTATTTATAATACAATTCAAATTGTATATTTTAGTACTGTAGATGAAACTTCTGTAGAAAGACAATATAAAGTATTAACTATTTTGGTTGACAAAGTAACTAATACTTTAGCAAATAATGCAGCTACTAACTCAGTTCTTACTGATATTAGAACAGCTGTAAGTACAAATGCTACAGTTCCTGCGAACTTACCAGTAGTATAATTTTACATAACTTAATTAAAAATCTAAGGGAGTTGAGTGCAAACTCTTCTCCCTTTTTTTATACATATGATACAAATAAATAACTTATCAATAAGTAACGATAAAACAAAACTTTATGTAGATGTTGAAACTAACGAAGGAGAAACTATTACATCTGCAACATTATGGAATCATAATACATTTAAAAATTATTCTTTAGGTATTAGTTTAAATAATAAATTAGAACAAGTAAATAATAAAGAAATATTTACTTTAAATGCTTCAGAAATAAATATTTATTCTTTTGACGGTATTTACTTTGTAGAATTTACAACATCATATGTAGATGAAGAATGTTCACAATGTCAAAATTCTATAATTGGAATTGCTGCAAATTTTAATGATATTAATGAATATATTTTAAATTTAATTTTAGAATTAAATATATGTATTCAATGTAATAAAAATTTAGATGGAATTATTCAATTAAATTTAACATTAGATGGAATTTGTACAGCATTAAAATTAGGATATTATGAAGAAGCAATATATTTATATAGAAAAATTCTAAAATTATTAGGAAGTAATTTAAAATGTACAAACTGTTCTAAATTAATAAATCCTACTTTAATTAATGGATTAAATTTTGGAACATTAGATAATACATTAATTTTAATATAATGAATATAATAACAGCATCTCAAACCTTAATTGGTAGTTTACATAAAAGTTTTGATTTAGCTTCTTTAAATGGAAATTTAAAATTAAAAAATCTTTATCTTTTAAATTTAATTAATAAATATATATATGGTTGTGGTTCAGCAATAACTTTCAATCAAAAACAATATTTATTAAATTTAGCTATTGCTATTGAAAATTTAGATAAAAATATATGTAAATATAGAGAACAAAGAAGTATTTATACAAATATTGTAGGATGTAAAAATTGTAAAAATGTTAATCAAAGTGATTATATTGTCATAAACGATGCACCTACTATTGGTCCAGATACAGACATACCTGTAAATGTATTAAAACCTATTGTATGTGATATACAATTTCATTATCCTGAAGGATTAAGTGGTTTACTTTTAAATATAGAAACATTTACAAAATGTTTTGATTATGAAGATAATGTTGATTCATATAGTACTTTAAAAATTACAGAATTACCTATTAAAGGTGTTTTATATAATTCAGAAAGTAATATTAATGTGAATGATACAATAAGTTTGACAGATTTACCTTTTATTTTAAAATATTTATATACTGAGGATGTATATCCTACAGAAGATAATTTTAAATTTCAAATAAGTACAAACGAAACAGATCCTGAAGTATTTTCAAATGATTATATAGGAACAATTAAAATGATATGACACACGAATTAAATAAACCAGGTGATTTTTATATATTTACATCTACAGATTTTATTTCTTCTTATACAGATAAAAACAATGATTTACCTAAAAGTATAATTTTAATGTCTTTACCTTTATTTGGAGCTTTATATTTTAAAAATAAACATATAACCAATATAAAAACAATAATAGATTTATTAGCAATAAATGAATTGAAATATGTTAGACTTTCAGTAGATGCTTATTCTGACACTTTTAATTTTAAAGTTAATGATATAAATCAAAATACAAAATTTAGTAATATGGCAACATTCACAATTAATGTAAATGCTTATGATAATCAACCACCTGTAATTGGAGATAATGAAATTACAATTACTTTTGGTTCAACAAAAGTATTTAGTGTAAATGATTTTACAACAAATACTACTCCTGCTTATTCTGATGAAGAAGCAGACGGACCTTATAAATTAAAAATATTAAGTTTACCTGCTACAGGTGAATTAAGATATAATAATATACCAGTAACTATTAACCAAGAAATTTTATTTACTAATATTGCTTTAGGATTATTAACATATATACCAGATATTGTAGATTTAGATGGATATAATGATGATACATTTGATTTTGCAATATCAGATTTAGGATCTCAAGAATATAGTACATAATATGGCACAGTTTACAATAAATCATAATGGATTACCTCCATTATTTGCAATGGACATAACATATTTTATAGATCCTTTTAATAGAGGTTTAGATCAAAACACTCAAGATATGATTTTTGACGATATATTACCACAATGTGACTTAGGAGCTCAACCTACAACTATAAGCTTTTTAGATCCTTTATATACTCCTTGTGGAACATTTGAGATAATGACAGAAGATCCTGCTAATACAAGAATAGCATTAAGAGCTCCTTGGCTAGACCTAGACGACTTAACTCTTCCTGAAAGAACAAGTACTTTAGATTATAAGATAATGGATTCTTTTGGAAGAGAAAGTGCTACAGGAAGAATAACAGTAACATTTACAACAATATAATATGATACAATGTAACGAAATAAATCAAAATATTAATTATTTACTTTCAGCTTTTGAAGCATGTAAGGTACCTAAAGCAGAAGATATGCAACTACTTGTAGAATTAATAGCTGCTGTAAATACTTGTTCAAACGGAGGACCTAATTATGATACTTTAGTTACTGAAGTTTATCAACCAATAATTGATGAAGTAGTTACTTATCCTATAAATACATATCATTCAATAAGTGTTATGATTTTAGAAGGAAATTTAACAAGAACTATAGGAACTGAAACAATTACTTTTCCAACAGGAACAGTATTAGATCATGAAGTAACAACATTAAATCAATATGAATATAGTTTTACTGTTAAAGCAGGAGCTAACGTAGTAGTAGAATATTTAATTGAAACAATAATACCTTAAAATGGCAGATATAAATAATAGTTTAGGACAATCACAAAATAATTTTAATTTAAAAGTTAATGAAATAGGAGAATCTTTAATTGAAAATATATATAATATTGAATTTGATGGTGCAACGGTTACTGATGAAGGAGATAATAAAGTTAAAGTAACTATTGAATCATCTAGTGATAATAATAGTCCTTTTGTTCAAGAAACAAATGGTGCAATTCATAGAGCAGATGTAATTGATACAAACGGGGGATTAAATTCAACTAATTTAACTGACTCCGCTTCAAGAGCGGTTGGTGGATATTCTCATGCAGATAGTAATGGATTAGTCGGGCTTGAAGGAGCTTATAGTCATGCTGATAGTAACGGAACAGTTAATTATTCATATTCTCATGCAGATAGTGACGGAACTGCTAATTCTCAGTATTCTCACGCAAACAGTAAAGGCTGGGCAAACGGATACAATTCTCATGCAACTACTAAAGGAAGAGCTGATGGATATGTGTCTAATGCAAATGGAGATGGTTCAAGATCAAATAGTTATTCTGAAACAGCTGTTGGAATGTATAATGAAGAAATTATAGCAAATGATTCAACAGCATGGAATGCGGAAGATTTAGCTTTTAATATTGGTATTGGTGAAAATGATTCAAATCGTTTAACTTCTTTTTTTGCTTTTAAAAATGGTGGTTTTAAATTTATTGCACGCTCTTTAACTAATATTTTAAATGCTGCAAAAGGATTTTTTGCTTATGACGAAAATGGTAGACCAAACGCACACGATGGTACACAATGGAATCCACTAGCTTATTTAAGTGACATTGCTGGTGGTGGCGGTACTCCACCACTTCAAGAGGTTTTGGACGAAGGAAAAACAGCAACGTTTATAGACGAACAAGGCACTCAAATTAATATTGATTTAGGTCAATATGATGAAGATAATTCTGAAACTCGAATTCAATTTATACAACAAAGAATTTTTGAAGATATTCAAGAATATGCCGCTTTAGGAATGCACCTTAGTGGTGCACATTTAAATTCTTATTTTTATGATTTATTGAATGATATAGGATTGTCAGCGGCGATAGTTGCAGCAAATGGCGAATTATTTATTACAAAACAAAATTACTCACCATTATTTACTGCAAGTCAAAGCTTTCAAATAGAAAACGATTTAACACCATCGTCGAATTATGAAGTTGTCTACAAACCAAACCCTAAAAATGTAACAGGCACTTATTATTTAGCGACAACAGAGGATATTCCAACGCTTCAAGAGGTATTGGATAACAATCACGATTTAGTTGATGGCAATAACTTTCAGGGCACGGGTGCGGGGGATGGAAATACAGGAACGGAAGTAAATGCTTTTGGAACAGATGCTGGTACAGACAACACAGGGAACAATCAAAACGCTTTTGGTAATAGTGCAGGTTATGAAAATCAGGGAGAAAATCAAAATGCTTTAGGAGAAAGTGCAGGTCAAGAAAACACAGGGGCAAATCAAAACGCTTTTGGAGGTTCTGCAGGTTATCAAAACATAGGAGATTACCAAAACGCTTTTGGTGTAGGTGCAGGCTTTTTAAACACAGGGGCAAATCAAAATGCTTTAGGTAGTAGTGCTGGGGCATACAATACAGGGAACAATCAAAATGCTTTTGGTAGTAGTGCTGGTGTAGACAACACAGCAACAAATCAAAACGCTTTTGGGTCTAAGGCAGGTCAAGTTAATAGTGGGGCAAATCAAAATGCTTTAGGGGAAAATGCAGGTAAAAATAATAGCGGGATAAGTCAAAATGCTTTTGGCAATACTGCTGGGCAAGACAATACGGGTGATAATGTAAATGCTTTTGGGGAAAATGCAGGCGATGGAAACACTTTTAGTAACGTTAATCTATTTGGAGAAGGAGCACAAGCGGACGAAGATGGTCAAACGGTACTTTCAAAAGATGGTGCTATTATGGCTCGTATATCAACTGCTGATTTAACTGAAACAA